GATGCAAGAATATTACAACGAACATATTATTAACTAAAAACCTTTGGCCATTCGTTCATTTCTTTTCCAACTATAAAATTGGAATGCTTGTACTTATTCTTCAACATTTGTGCATCTTTTCTATTATCCGATAGAAACATAACAATTCCATAGTCGTCTTCTTTTCTCATAACTCTACCAGCAGCTTGTATAGTATCTCTGCATGTGTTGTATCTGTAATGTGAATTGAATATTTCGATGCTGTTTTTATTTGTTTCTTTGTAGTATTTTTGGAATATACTTGTATAATAAGGTTCTTCTATCATTCTAAATCTGTTAAAAGGTTTCAGTATTACAACCATACCGATTCTTCCTGGCATGTTAAGTCCGGTCCATAGTTTTTCAGCTCCGTAAATAACATAGTTATTTTCTGTTCCATTTTCAAACTTTTGAAATAGTCCAACCTCTTTATTATAGTCCACATGTATATGGCTTCTAAGGCTTTTTTTCATATTGAAAATTATACTCTTGTAATCTTCAGTATTATTGCTTAGAACCAGTGTTGCAAGAGGGTTTTTCGCAACGGCTTTTGCAATTAAATTTATTCTTTGATTGTTATAATTTCGTTTTTCTTCCATACTTAAATTGTAAGAATATTTCTTCATAGGTGGAACGTATATTGTCATCCTACTGCTATCAAATACTTCTTTTGTTGTATGACAGGAAGTGTCATCTGGAAGACCAACTTCCGAGAAAAAATCTTCAAAACTAAACTCTGTATCCTTTTCAGGGTGTGATAAAGTAGCACTCATAAGCATTGTTCCTTGCTCTATTTTACTCCATAAATTTTCATGAAGAATGTTTGATTTTTCCATATACGTCATTTCATAGCTTAGACCACTTTTACTTATTTTAGGTATAAACTTCTTGTACAGAACATCATCATTGATCCAATCTATTTTTTTCAAAGCTTTTGAAGCAATTTCTACATCTGTCATCATTTTATGAGCGTCATTTACAGAGCTGTACAGATTTTCTAATGTTTCTTCTCCTTTTTTATAAATTTTAAAACATTCATTCAAGTATGCTTCTTGTTCTAAAGATCTCATTTTAGTCAGTTCATTTAGTGCAATTTCTGCTTGTAGATAAGCCCAAGCTTTGTTTTTGTTATTGGTACAATCGTCTTTTCCTGAATCTCCCAAAATTTTCTGTACCTCTTTGCACGTTTCTCCTATGATTTCTTCGGATTTTTCGTTAGGTAGGCCCAGCACATTGGATACATGTCCTATCCTACTCTTAAGTTCCGAAATATTTGTTATGTTCTCAAATTCTTCTTCTTCTTCGTTGAACTTATCTAGTAGTTCTTTTATTTTCGAAACTACGAAATGACGTGTTTCGTAACTGAACTGAGGATTTATAACAAGTTTTGAAAGTTCATGGTAAACACTTCCATAATAAGACATATATTGCTTGTTGTCAAATGCAAGAACTGCTCGATCATCTTCTGGAAAATTATAAAACACCTTCTTATCAAAACAACCTGATATTAGTTCTGTATTCAAAGAAGCCCATTTCTTGAGTGTTTCTTCCAGTTTTGAAGCATTAAAAGAACGTTGGGTTTTTCCTTCAAACAGTTCCTGGGCTCTTTTCACAATATTGTGTGCCTCATCAATTATTATAAAATCTTTTGGATCTATAATATGTTCGATTCCTGCATGTTCCATGTAAGAAAACAATGCATCCATGTTTGTAACGAGAATTCCACAAATTTTCGCAAATGATCTTATTTTACAAGATGGACATTCTAGATTTTTTGCGAGGAAAGCGTTCAAATCTTTATGAATTTCTTTTCTAAAGTGTACTTTTAAATCTTTTCGACAAGTACACTTTGTCTTCTTTTTGTCACACCCACCAGAAGCAGATATTTCATTCCATATTAGGGGAATGTTATGGTCAGGAACTCCTTGAGATTTCATCTTGTCGAAAAATACATCTCTGTAAGACGTTGTGAAAAAATCATCTTGAAGACTTAGTGTTTTTACGTTTATTCTTTTCATTTCGTTTAGTATTCCTACAACTTTGGAAGCGATTTTTTCTGATCCAGTTGACAACTGTAGTATACCTGAAGCATCGTCTGCCTTTCGTTCCATTAATTTTTTAAGTCTTTCTGGACAATAATAATTTCCTTTCCCAAATTGACATACAACCGTTGAACGTGTTTCATGTACATTCCACCTTGAAAAATCACATACAACTTGTTTTTGCAAGGATTTAGAAGATGTAATATAAACAACTCTTTTAAAACCATATTTTTTTATGGCAACACTTGCCGCAAAACCAGCCAATGCAGATTTTCCTCCACCGGTTGGAAGATCAATTACAAATTTGTTACCTTCTTTTACTTGTGTATGAATATATTCCAACATATTTTCTTGTACTTTTCTAGGTGGCATTCCCAAACTTTGGGTAAATTGTTCTACATTATCTTCAAAATTTGACTCTTCGATTCTAGGCTTCTTTAATGGAGGCTGATCTGCATCGTAAGCATAGCTTTCGATCATATCCATGTCTTCTGTATAGTTTGATCCTTTTTTTATTCGCCTTTGTTCTTTTTTTTTCGTTTTTTCATATATTCTTTTTTTTTTTTAAAACATTTATAAATATGAAAAACTTGATAGTATTTTTCAGCATTTTATCAATTGTAAAATTGGAGAGTATTTCCCCAAAAAATAATTTAAAGTTAACGCCAGCATATAAAAATTATGAGTCCGTAACAAATGAAAATAGTTTTATATTTAATCATCTATTGTGTAACTGTTATACAAAGGATTTAGCATACGGTTTTAATTTAACAAAGAATCGTAATGTTTGTATAGAAATAAACTCTTATTACAATCGTGTGAATGAATATGAAGTATGTAGTGGGTTTGAATGGAATATTGTTGGAACAACAAATGAAAGATTTTACGTAGAAAATCGTTTGAAAAATACAAGACTAGTTTTAACTCTCGATGAATGCAAAGAGGAATGTCTGACGAATTCAAATAATAGATGTGTTGCAATAATGCATGTATTATACAAATCCATCAACCTATGTCACCAGTTTCAATACAATCAGTCAACTGGATATTTCGGTTTTTCTTTTATCAATCCAAACGAAACTACAACTCTCTTGACCCTGGAAAGACACAGCGGGTACGAAAATATTACATTCGATCCCGAAAAATATGTGGGAGCTTCAACTTCATCTGTTAGCAATAAAGTGGTTTATCGACCACTTGATAGTGGTGAAATCAGTCCACTATCACCACCGTCACCATCACCACTACTCCCTTCACCGCCACCTCCTCCTGGTAATGCAAGAAGTTTTAGATTTTTACCATATGAAACTGTACGTTGTAGTGATTTTAATTTTGAAAACACTGATATATCTACAATAAAAGTAACATCTTCTAGAACAATTAATGTTTGTAAAATAGAAAACGGAACTTTTGTTAAAGATTACACGTTTGATAAAAACGAAAATTATTATGTTCAGTATACTGGAAATTCAGTTCCGTATATAAATGCATCAATTCCTTCTTTTTCTTATTTCAATGTCACAATTACAAAAGATGTCAAATTAAATGGAAATACTTATAAGAGTTACAAGCATTTACCTATAACGTATGCAACCACGTGTAACAACTTATTCGGTACGGGAAACAATACCGGTATAAAAGTTCATGTAGATTCATCATCGACTTGTATTGGCTTTGATGGTGGTTTCAATCCAAACTATAACATAAGTAAATATAAGTCATACGTGGTGGAGATTGATGATTCGAGAGAAGACGTTTTGGTTCAAAACTTACCGATTGAATGTACATATGACGGAACTTATACATGTTACGACTATGATGCTTCGTGTTCACATTGTCCGCATGCACCCCCATCCCCACCGCCTCCTTCACCCGCTCCGCCCAACCAAGCATATCGCTCCAAAGTTACGGTAATGATTTCATTTTCAACTGTGCCGAATTTAAATAGTATAAAAACTGATTTAGAACGTGAATTCCCAAGTGCAACATCGATTTCAGTATCGTACTCTTCTTCTTCAAGAAGAAGGCTTCAGTCAAACACTGTAATCGTACAGATGTTTTTTGAGACTCTAAGTCTTTCAAACTCAGCTGTAGAAATTTTTCAAAATACAAATACTACCACAATTTCTTCTACGTGGTTTGCAGCTTCAGGTCTCACAGTAAACAGTGTGAGTTCTCCAACTGTTAATGATGTAGAATTAATTACTCCTCTACCACCTCCTTTGACACCACCACCCTCTCCACATCCTTCACCTCCATCCCCACCACCGTCAATGTGCCAATCACCTTGGGTTGAAGTTCTTGCAAACCCAGGGGGCGGCGTCGATGTAACCAGGTGTTACCATAGTACTCAAATATGGAACGGATTATTTAAACTCTCTTCTTCTTCTTCTGCACCATCTAATGGATGTTGGGGTACATGTTTGCATTCTTCAAATAATAACAATGGAATATGCGAAGATGGTGCCGCTAGTTACTCGGTTTCTCAATTGGAAGTTCATCCACAACAAAATACACTTTGTTCATACGGAACGGATTGTGAAGATTGTGGAAACAGAACATATCATAACGCATTTAAAGAACTGCCCGCATTCACGTTTAAGGAAAATTTAAATATAAACTCGACGATTGATGTAAATTTGGTGAATAATGTTCAATGGATTAACAAGATTACTCATATGGAAATCTACAATGATATTTGCTTTGATTTTCATTGGTATTCAAAAACTGGATTATTGAAAATGTTACATTTTACGTTACGTTTTGAACCAGACATGGTGGATTGTACAGCCACATCTTGTGGGACTTCTACCACCGAGTTGATGGCAGGACGTTTTACAAGAGCACCCGACAGGGGTCAAATTGATTTTTATTTAATAAATGGTGAACCCATAAATAGATCACATTATCCATCTTTAGGAACACAATGTTTAAATTTTACAACAGGAAAAGACGGTCCTATAGACTTTAGGCTGCAATTAAAAGCTTATGTAACTGACTTTACACCCCCCCTTCCTCCACCGTCACCCCCACCGGCACCCTCTCCGCCACCTCAGATATGTTTTGATATAACACATACCACTACAACTTCATCATGCAGTTATTCACTAAGGCGCGCACCTCCAAATGAAGGTACTGTTGTTTGGAACGAAGCATTTCCTACTATAAAACAAGGAACATATAGGGTTTGTACTATATATGATGATTTACAGTTTCGGGGATCACAAACAGATAGTTCGAATTGGAAAGACAGTTGCGGAACCATTACAATTGCTGGACTTCAAATGCCAATCAATATTGGAAACAACCTAAACTTCATAGAAGTCGAAGACTGTATGAGTTTTCAGAATGTGCCGCCACAGGGAGGTTCGACTTATACTTATGATCCGGATGGACCAGATGGTCAGTGGACTTCTAGAAACAATTGTTGATTATGACAAATCAAATATTGGAGCACAACGACTACCAAAGCGTATTGAAAACGACTGATGATAACGAATATCTCGTATCAGAGCTGAAAAACTATTGCAAAGAACAAACATGTGATACTTTTATAGTATCTTTGTCAGGAGGTGTAGATTCTATGGTGATTGCCACTATTATAAAATACATTGGTCACAATCTTGTTTGCATTCACATTAATTACAATAATCGAGAAGAGTCTACACAAGAGGCCGAATTTCTAAAGCAATGGACAGAAGAAAACGGCATTCCATTAATTTATGAAAATATTACAACTATGAAACGAGGTGAAATAAACAGAAAAGTTTATGAAGAAGAAACACAAAAAATAAGATTTGAACTTTATAGAAACGTTTTGAAAAAATATGAAAACAGTTCTATTATTCTTGGGCATCATGATGATGATATTATAGAATCTGTTTTTATGAACGTTTGCAAAGGACGATCCATACTGGATTTAACAGTTATGAAAAAAGAATGTGAAAAATTGGGTGTAAGGATTTCAAGACCATTGTTAGGAACAAGAAAGTCGAAAATTTACGAGTTTGCACACAAGTACAATGTGCCGTATTTCAAAGATACTACGCCATTATGGTCGATGCGTGGAAAATTTAGAAATGATATAAATCCTAATTTAGAAAAAGCATATTCTGGCTTTTCAAACAATTTGTTATCAATTTCAGAACAATCTGATCAGTGGTTTTTGATGGTAACAACTCATATAATAGAACCATTTATGAAGACAATCGTATACAAAGATAACAGTGTAAAACTCGATATAGAAAAGCACAAAAAATCCCCTGAATGTTTTTGGAGACATGTACTTCAAACAATATTCTTAAAATACGAAAAGCGAGTGCCTACCAGAAAAAGTATAAGAGGATTTTTGAATTCACTAGAAAAAAATGGAAACTATGTACTGACAAAAAACTGTACTTGTTGTATTGAAAACAGTAAACTAGTTTTATTTTTTAATTAAAAAGGAGCTAAAAAAATAAATAATGTTTAATTATACAAAGAGTGTTGTATACATTTTGCGGACCATCCTACACCGTCGGCAAGAACAACTACGTTGGCGAGCAAAAGACTTCCTATCAGTGCGTAGGGTGGTGAATTTGCTTCAAAAGTACCAGCGACCATTAATATGACTGCAATTGAAGAAATCCAAAGACAAGAACATGTTAATAACGATCTACTTAAAGATGGAGATACCATATAGTAATACGCTGAAAATGGCCATAATGTAGAAAAACCCAAAAACAAAACAATAAGTAAAGAACGAATCCATCTAAATCTTAGAATAGACGTTCCGTAATTTGTTTCTGTACAAATCCAAATAAGCCACATAATATAACCAATTGCTGCTAGAAGTTGAAAAGCAATTAGAGAATATACATTGTTTCTACTCATACCAAACCAATATGGCGAGTCAATGTAAGAATGAACAATACCATCAAAATGAAATGTATCTGTAATGTTTCCAAACACTAAAACATAAGAAAATGCAATCGATATACCGAGCAATGACGCGAATGAAAAGAAAGTCCAATCAAACATTTTTATAGTTGATATTTTTTTTTTAAATATTATTCAACGTCTTATAAATAAATTTACCATAAACTATTTAATCAACGTTTGAAGTGTAAACTGGGTTGGGCAAATCAAAGCTCAGAGATTCAGAAAGTTGTTTCATTAAAATATTATTCCAACACTGTTTTAATGAAACTATTTGACATTCTGAAATTATATGATATGTTGGTTGTGTATTGTATTTACAGTGACTTACATGTTTGTGACAATCGTCGCTGTTGTCATACTTTTTGAGACAAAATGCACAATAAAATGAGTTTTTACAATACTCACAACTTAAAGAAGCACACCCTTCAAAATCTATCATTGGTCGACCACAACATGGCCTTTTTATCGTATAATTACCACTTAAAGTTATATTGTTTTTGTTTATTGATTCTTCAACGTCCATACGAGTACGTTCTGATGTAAATTTTCCCCACAAATCGCCGTCTACGGTGTTTGCTACATGTTTTTCATCAAGTGGTACTTGACATTTTAAACACTTGGGTTCTTTTGTCGCAACTGTTTGGTAAGTAATGTAAGAATTTAACCCATTTTCAATGCATTCTCTGCAATTAGAATGCCCATTTGCACAAACAATTCTTGAGTCCGAACAGTCATCACACGAGACGCAATAAAAACAATCTATTTTTTTGTACAATTGTCTCAATTCGTCATCTCGTTTTTCAACAATTTTATTGTACATTTGCTCAAAACATTGGGCTTTGTATTCTAATGCTTGGTTTATTTTTTTTAGTTCATTATGTTCATGATAAAATTCCCTATAAGTTTCTTTGTACTGTTCACGCATCTCTTCTTTTAAATTATTTTTTTCATTTTCTACAAGTTCAGAAATTACTCTTT